ATTAACAATGATACCTCACTGATGATGTCCTTTGCCTATAAGCTTTCAAGATTTATCACTTTTATTCTCAATAAAAAATTCAGTAACTCTAATATCTCTTTTAGATATAAGATCTTACCTATTACTTACTATAATAAAGATAAATATTTAGAAAATGCTTTAAAGGCGGCCAACTCAGGCTATAGTTTCTTGCTGCCGGCTCTCAGCATGGATATTTCACAGAAAGAGTTAAATGATCTAAAAGACTTAGAAAATGACGTTCTTAAACTTAAAGATAAATTAATCCCATTAAGTACCTCATACACTGAATCTGGGAAAGTTGGACGTCCAGAAAAGTCTCTAGAAGAAAAAAGTGAAAAAACAATTGCTAATGAGGAATCGTTAGATAATGGAGGTACAACAGTCAATGGATAAGAAAGAATTGATGAAGTTCTCTCTTTCTGTTTATGGGAATATTACTCAATATAACGATGTTCTTTCAAAAGCTCGCGTTCGTATTTTCTATAAGTACGGAAATAGAAATGGAACGTATATAACTGATGAATTTGCTGAAAAGTTAGTCTCTTCTTTACCTTATGTTCCTGTAAAGGGCATTTATGATAAAGAAGAAGGAGATTATACCGACCATGGAGTTATGAGAACTGAAGGAAGAATCTATGGTGTTGTTCCTGAAAATCCTAACTTCGCTTGGGAAGAGCATTTAGACGAAGACGGTAAGGTAAGAGAATATGCGTGTGCGGATGTTCTCTTATATACCGGAATTTACGAAAATGAAGCTTTAGAAATAGCTCAAAAAGCTCAATCTATGGAACTTTATGCTAGTTCTTTGGAAGGAGATTGGAAGTATATAGACGGAAAACGTTATTTCGTTTTTACTGAAGGTTGCTTTTTAGGACTACAAGTTTTAGGTGATAATGTAAAGCCTTGTTTTGAGGGCGCCGCCTTCTACACATTGTATGATTCGATAAGACAGATTGTAGAAAAGATTGAGCAATACGAATTAAAGTTAACAGATGGAGGAGCGAAAAATATGAATTTTAAGCTTTCTGATGATCAAAAATATAACATGATTTTTGATTTACTGAATCCTAACTTTAATGAAGCTGGTGACTGGGTTATTAATTATTTCATCTGTGATGTTTATGATGAATATGCTGTTACTTTTAGTGTAACTGAAAGACAATATGAGAGAGCATATTATTCTAAAGATGATAAGACTGATTCTTTAGAGATTACTTCACAAGAAAGATGTTACATCGTAGATGTTAACGAGAGTGAAAAACATGCTTTAGATATTCTTCAAGAGATGAATAATCATACCTTTGAGAATGTAGATGCTAAATTTAAAGATTTAGAGGGTCAGAATAATAAATTAAATGAAAAAATTCAAGAATCTGAAATAAAAATTGAAGAGTATGAGACTCAAGTTGCAACTTTAGTAAAGGATAAGGAAAGTGCAGAAACTGAGTTAGAAGAAACAAAGAATAATTATCAAAATTCTTTAGATCAAATTTCTGATCTGACTGAACAGGTAGATGCTCTGAGTGAGTTTAAGAAACAAGTTGAAACGAATGAGAAAGAAAATGTTATTAACAAATATTCTGAACAACTTGAAGAGAGTGTTTTAGAACCTTTCAGAAATGAGATAGATAAGTATACTAAAGAAGAACTTGATAAAGAGTTGGCTTTTGTTTTAGTTCAGTCAAAACCGGCACTTTTTACAATTCAGAATACTTCAAGTTATGTTCCAAAGGATGATGACGTTATTCTTGGAATCGAAGACATTCTTAATAAATATGAGAATAAATAGACGGAGGATTTATTTATGGCACAGAGATTTGTAATTGACGGTTTTGGTCAATTAGAATTAAATAATGTAGCCTTCCGTAGAGATGGTAGAGTAGAAGCTCAATGTGCTCTTGATGCAACTGATTTTGCTACTGTTCCTGCTGAGAATGGTATGCTTCTTGCTGTTGATAGAGTGAATAGAGTTATCAAATTTGCTACGGATGCATCTCTGCCGATCGCTTTAAATTATACTACAGAGCATATGTATGATGAAAGAGCTAATGCACTGAAAGATTTCAAACTTGAGAGAGGAACTTTCTATCCAAGACTTGGTTATCTTTCTGTTGGTGACCTGTTTACTACTAACTGCATTAGTTATGATACTGGGGACTATGCAGATGATGATGCTGTTATTGCTGCGGCCGGTGCTCTTGCTACCAATCCTATGTATGGTGGAATTAGTGCTGATGGTTCGATTCTTATCGCAGACGCGGCTCCAGAAGCTGGTCCGGTTCTTCTCGCGGTTGAGAAAACCACAATGCCGGATGGTCAGTTTGCAATTAAGTTCCAAGTATTAACTGCGTAATTAAGGGAGGTTTAGGAAATGACTTTAAATCAATTAAAAGAGTTAGCTGTATATGCGGCTAAGGGTCAGGCTCCAGCAAATTTCTCTCTTGATAGCGTTGATGAGGCACTTGCTGATGGCCTTAGAGAACTGGCTGGCTCTATTAACCAGTTCATGAAAAATAGATATGATATCTATGAAATTATTATTCAGGCTGCTGATGAAGTAGTTCCGAAAAAAGTTATTGATGCTGTTGGCATCTTTGCTGATGTTCAGCAGATTGGTCAAGGACAGAAAGCTATTTTCAGAACTAAACTGGGAAGAATGAGAGCGAAAAAGTTCTTAACTCAGGTTGGTCTTTCTGGCGTATATGAGACTTTCAGACTTGATCATGGTTACTTTGAACTGAGCGGCCATGCAATTGGTGGAGCTTGCACTATTGATTTCGAGAGAATGCTTGATGGTGCTGAAAATATGGCTGAACTGGTTGCTATTCTTACTGAAGCTCAGGTTGATGCTGTATATCAGGAAGTTCAGAAAGCTCTTCGTGGTGCTTTCGCGATGGCCGATGTACCGGGTCCGAACAGAGTAACTGGTAGTGCTTTTGATGGTGCTGAGATGATGAAACTGATCAGTACTGTTAGAGCTTATGGATCTGGTGCTGTTATTTTTGCACCGCCTGAATTTGTTGCTGCTATGGGAGCAGATGCTATTGTTCCGATTACTGCTTATGGTGATCCGGCAACTGCAGGTATCCAGGGTGTATATCATCCACAAGATATTGATGCTATTCACAATACTGGATACATCAATCTGTTTAGAGGAACTCCGGTTGTTCAGATTCCTCAATCATTCATTGATGAGAACAATCTGGAAACTTGGATTGATCCGCAACTGGCTTACATTCTGCCAACTGGTGGAGAGAAAGTTGTTAAGGTCGTATTCGAAGGTCAGACTCAGGTTTATGACTTTGTGAATAGAGATCAGTCTATGGAAATTCATACTTACAAAAAGCTTGGTACTGCTATTCTTACATATCATAACTGGGCGATTTATAAGAATACTGGAATTCCGCAAACTTATAAAGAAGTTTATAATGTTTAATAGAAAAGGGGAGGAGAGATTCTCCTCCCCATTATTATTTTAAGGAGTAAAAAGGAGTAAAATGGATAATAAAGTAAAAGTTAAAAATTTAATTTCCAGCAGAGTAGTGTTGGTTTCTAATGACCAGAGGCTACGTAGAGTGTGGGAAAAGAAAGGGGCTGTAAAGACTATTCCTTTTGAGCAGTTGGAAGAAGCCATGTATGAACCAGGAGTTGAAGCTCTCTTTAGAGATGGAATTCTTGGAATTGATGACATGGAAATTAAAATTGCTTTAGGTTTAGAACCAGAAGGTGCGGCAGAGCCTGTAAATGTCATTGTATTAAGTGATGAGCAAAGAAAACGTTATATGACCGTCCTTCCAGTTAATGAATTTAAGCAGAAAGTTAAAGAATTATCTGGAGAACAAATTGAAGAGTTAGCAAGATATGCGATTCAAAATAAGCTGATGGACGTTGAGAAGTCGGCAATTCTAAAGAAAATGTGCGGCATTGATGTTATTAAAGTAATTGAATTGAATCATGCTGACGAGGAGAAGATTCAGGAGAACTAAAATGGTTCCTATTACAAAAGTTTATGAAGCTTTTTTATCTAAAATGTTAGAAGATGAATGGCTAAATTGGACAGATGAAGAGATGGAGGCGGACTGGCGTTCTTTATTGGATAGTGCAATTCCCTTTTTTAAATTTCCTAGAGTTAGTTTAGAGATTATAGATGGATACTTTGTAGATGAAGATATTACAAATGTAGAAATTCAAATTCTTGCTACTTACATGAAATGTGAGTGGCTGAATAGGACTATTTTAACTTGGGAAAATGTAAAACCACTATATGTAGAAAGAGATTTTTCACAAGCTAATCTAATTGATAAGTTAAAGGCTTTGTTAGATAGGGAAGAATATAAGGCTTTAAAATTAGAGCGAGTGTACTATCGTTCAAGGAAAGGCCAGCCATTTGATTATAGCAGATTGGCAGGAGAATAGAATGGAATTTGTGCCTTATGTACAAGAAGGGTATGTAAATAGTTTAAAGAGTAAATTGTTTGGTCTGCTTTGTGAATATGAAAAGGGAAGAGAATGGGAGAAATTTTTAGACTCTATTCTTATTGAACTTTTAGGATTCGATGATGAAGACAAATCAATTAACTATTATCGTTTGTATTATAAAATTTCTTCTCTGCGATATTTAAGGTATGAATATTTTAGGACTACAGTTTTTGACTGTATGTCTTTACTCTCTAAGGAGATTTAAAATGGAATATTATAATGATGTGTATTTAAAAAGATTGAATAGGTATGGTGTTACCTATCAAGATAGAATACAGAGAAATAGAGAAGAGAATTTTAGAAGGCAACTATCTAAATCAGTTTACTATGTGACTTTTGACTATGATGGAAAGCCGCAAGAGGGTGAATTGACACCAATGCGGCAGAATGAAACAAAAGTTTTAAGATATTTGTTAACTGATGTTCATTTAGATATGCCAAACGGAACTATCTTACATATTCCTAACAAAGATAACATCCCAAAGCCTTGGATGATTTATTACTTAGAAGATTATGAAGCAAGCGGATATAATCGTTATATAATGTTGAAGATGACTCATTTAATTAAATGGAAAGATAGAGATGGCGTTAATAGAGAGACTCTTGCTTATTTCTATGGTCAAGAAGACAACATGTTAAAAGATGAGTTAAAATCTCGTAGTAGAAATAAAACATTATATACAGAAAACTTAAAATTAAGTTTCTTTATTACTCCGGTGAATGAGAATATT